CTCAAGGATTCGAGGCCTTGAACATACCAAAATGCCCCCAAGGCACGGGGTGACTTTCGTTTGAATCGAAAGTGCTGCAACATGGCCCGGATCGCACCTAGCGCACTTTGCGCTCGCTGCCATTCCGAGCAACTGCTAAGTTTGAGCAAACCCATCGGGGACGCCAAGCACATGGTGAGGACGATGCACGTGCATCGTTATTGCCGTTTGTGCAAGGGTGGTGGGTGCTGGTCCGGTGACAGCGCGGGCTCGACTTGGTCGGACGTTGCGAATGGGTGGATCGGTTGTGGCATGTCCGCGATCGCAGATTCCTTCAACCAAATGGTACCCAAACGCATCTACCTGCCAACAGAGTTCGTTAAGGACCATCGCGAGCTTGTTGGACGCCATTGGGCGTCGGCCGCCAACGGCAAAGCCGCGACAAATTACGAGCAGATGCTTATCTCTTACCTCGCCACGGTGGAAGCCAGCGACGAGGTCAAGGAGTCCCTCTTGGTGGTGGCGCCCTACGCGTTGCGCGACGAGTACGACAGGCCCATAAAGCCTGCTGGAATGTTGCCTGACCCGTTTGGCTGCTGCTCCATCCGAGACAGTCCTTGGAAACGCGATAACGGCAAGTTTAAGAAAGTTTGGGACACGGCTTTGCCACCGGGTCCCGACGACGGTCCCAAGATGGGCCGTGATTCGCGTTTTGGACCGTCTCCGCCCGGCCCAGCTCCTGCTGGCTTGCCGTTCCACGGCTACGCCCAGCCATTGCCGGGAGGCGACGGTGGTCCTGACCCTTCGGACACCGCCGCCGCCGCTGCGCCGCCTTCGGGAGGTGCCAGCGAGCCCACGCCCAGCGGCAGCGTGGATAAGGCTTCCTCAAGCTACGAGAAGACTGAGCTTTCCATGGCTCACTTGCGAGGCGAAACTGTCACTTCAACAGTCTGCAAGGACCGGGGTGAATCTGGGAGCATCGTTAACGGAGCAGACACTGCGCCCGAGAGCACTGGTGTTCGCGAGGCGAAGAGTCGGTTCCCGCACGTTGCGGACAAACCTGCGTATTTGTTTTCCCAGAATCCGGAGAATCTCGTTGCCGGAGAGAGCTTGCGCAACGTCGAGGTTGGTCGCGTCAAACTCAAGCCTGAGACCGTACGGGCTATGAACAACGTGACCGATCTCCTCATCAAGCATGTGTTTACTAAAGACAAGGTCCGCGAGGCCAGTCGGAAGTACGCGCATGTCAAGAGCACGCTTCCTACTAAGTTTTCCGAAGCTCAGAAAGAGAAAATGGTTCAGGATTCTCTCTCTGAGACGGGTTTGTTCTTTAACAACGATGTCGATGCGTTTGTTAAGGCGGAACTTGTGAACAAGAAGAAACCGCGTTTGATCGCCAACCACGGAGCGCGCCGCCTTGCGGCATTGGCATACGTGGCCAAGATCTACGAGACGGTATTGTTCAACGCGTTTGAATACGCTTCAATCAAGAATCGCCCGAAGAAGACCGCGTTGACGGAGATCGCGAAGAACATGGCCAAAGTTCGTGGCGCGAATTGCGGAGGGATCGAGAATGACCTCACGGCGTTTGAGTTTGGCATTGGGGCCGAACATAAGCGTTGTGAACAGAAGATCCTTAAGCATATCGCTTCCTTACTTGACCTCACCGCGCATGGTACCGATAAGGCTGAGTTCGAACGAGTTGTGGACCAACGCGACAAGTGCGTTCGTTGGGTCATGAAGTTCGTCGACCCCGAAACTGGG